AGTTCCTTGAGAAAATACAGCCCAATATGTTCCATTTGGTGGTTGAATATTACTATTATCCTGAATACATATATATGCTGTGTTGCTGTAATAAACAATATCAGATACAACATAATCATCTGTGTCCATCCAGTTTCCACGCCAATTAGCACCTTTTAATCCTGTAATTCCTTGAATTCCTTGTCTTCCCTGGATTCCTTGAATACCTTGAATACCTTGTGATCCTGTTTCGCCAATTTCACCATCCGGACCTGTAGTCCCTTGTCGCCCTTGAACACCCTGTGTGCCCTGAGAACCTACACTATAAGTATTCCAATAGGATATATTACCAGGTGCTATGTTGTTGTTCTGGGCAATACAGATGTATGCATTACTGCCATAGAGAACTACATCATTAACATAATATTCATCCTCGCTATTCCAATCACCTTTCCATACAAAACTAATACCTGTTGTTCCTTGAGCACCTATAACAGATGTTCCTTGTATGCCTTGAATACCTTGAATACCTTGAATACCGTAAACGCTTGAATCTGAACTATTGCTTCCAACAACGGTTCCACTACTATATACTATCGATGATACTATTTGCTTATCTCTTCTTACTGGAAATAATGTATTTCTTGATATATTAATCGTCATTATATTATACTTATGTTTTCTCTTGTGCTAGCACATTCTACCATAGTCACCATCATATTCTCATACTTATCATTGTATGTGCAATTGGCAATATAGAATGCCTTGTCATTAAAGTTGTTAGACCATTTTATTAAATAGTTTTGTGTATCCAAACAATGTGATTTCACATTTAGACATCCGTTTATAACAAATCGTGGTTGATTATATTGACTAATAAATGATTGCGCTACGTGATACTCAAATGGATATAAAGTACCAGTGCTTGGTTCCAGCCCTCTATAAATTCCTGGCGAAACTGTATTGGTTAGGTTATTGATATATGCTCCCTTTGAACTTCCATAAGGTCCTGTGCCGTGTAGTAAATCAATCGTTGTTGGTTCAATAATATAATTATTAATCAATGGTTTTAATGCAGTATATTTTGTGCCAGTATTTTCTATTTTATCACCATTGGCGTTAACTATTTCAACTTGTATATTTCTAACAAGAACATTCTTATCGGTTGTTGTGAATGCTCCGGTATCATATCTGCCATAAATGAATACATTAATACTCCCATCTGAATTAATTTGCCCCAAATCTCCATAAGGCCAATAATTATAAGATGTTACCCATTTGTCCGCAATATTACTTTTTGGTATATCGGCACCCCTTAAAGTATAATCGGAAATTACTTTTATATTATTCCAGAGAATAGAAGAATCAGGTCCTCCACCAATACAATATCCAATACTTGTATCTATATATGTAATTTCGTCAGATACAATTGATGTGTCAAATATATTATCATATCCTCTTGTATTACAATAATATTCTGCTGTTATTTTTAAGAATAAATTATCATCAGAATGAATTGATGAAAAAGGAAATGATATTCTAGCAATGCCCGGATTACCAGAAGTGATAGACTGATTATGTTGTAATTTCAAATAATAAGTTTGTTCACTATCATCAATTCTTTTAATTGCTTGTTGTAAAATACTTCCATCTGTTATTATATTCTTATAACGAATAGTGTCATTCAAATAATATTGGTTAGGTGATAGACCATAAGGACCAGACCAAGAACCCTCATTATCAATGTTTTCGGATTCAGAAAAGTCATATTGAAGATCTGTTATAGAATATGGGTCATATTTTATATTTAATTCGTTAATAGGGGGTATTATGTCAGTTGCAATTCCAGTCTGATACCAAACAATGTCTTTATTTGATATGTCAAGAAATCCACCTGGAAATGTTTCAATTGATTCACCCCAACCTGTATTAAATGCCTGGCCCAAAGATGTATCGTGTAAACAAATTGGATCAATAAGATAAATGGTATCTCCTCTAAAGAACATTCGTAAACCTAAAGAATTAATAATGGAATCAATAACTTGTCTGCAAGTCATAGTCTTGCCACTCTCATCTATATAATTTTCTTGATTAACTGAAAGATATAATAAGGGATTATCAGCATAGTTTACTACTCTAAAATCCATCAAACCCCATCTATAACTAAATGTTAAATTCAGTTTATTAAAAACGTTTGTAAAGACATTAGCAATAGTGTTAAATCCCGTATAATATGTAGATGAATCTGGTCTATAAGGTATCATATCCAATATAGCCATACCATCATTTGCTTTTAGTGATAAGAGTGAATTCTTGCTTATATTTAACTCTTCATAATAAATACCAGTATTTATAAATCCCTGCCAAATTATATTTGAATCGTGATATACTAATACCTTATATTTTTGAGGATCGGTAGTAAATAAGTCTGTTAACATCAATGGATTAGTTAATAAATTAATTACTGCACCGGTCCCTATTGTACCGGTATAAATATTTTCCACATCACCACTAACATATATTTCTAGTGGATTTTCATTTGATTGTAAGTTCGTTATACTACCCGAATATCCGTCCTCATAGATTTTGATATAAGTATCACCTCCACTTATTCTTGAATAAACTGTTTGATATTTAAGTCCATAAGCCATTATGCGTAACTTCTTTTAAATCTTTCATTTTGATATTGTGCTGCTTCTAAAACACCGTTTCCAAGTTCAAATACAAACCTGCCTCCAATCATATTACCATTCTCCATAGATCTCTTAGTCTTTGCAGCATTGTCTACAATAGACCCTGTTGGTAGGAATACTCTTTCAGGACCATTCTCCCCAACTAATGCCCAACCTCCTTTTGAATAGTTTGTACCTGAAGCATATTTATTTTCTTTACCAATGCTTGATAAGAATCCAATTGCTGTGGTTGCTGCGGCAATACCTAATGCTACTCCAATTAATCCCTTGGATGCTTCAGTTGTTAGAACTTCAGCCGCTATAAGTGCAGGAGCTATTTGAACAAATGATAATGCCGCTTTGGTCATTATATTCATACCTTCTGCGAAGGACAAAGAGCCATCTTCCATTGCAGAAACTATGGAATCGTGAATTGTATTAAGTGCTGATACTATACCGTTTGTTACGTCATAATAATTTTGAGCATTTGCCAAAACTGAAGCCGTTTCTTTTTCGTTTGCATCAGCAATTCTTTGTGCTCTTTCTTCTGCTGCTTTTGCGATTGCTTGTTGTGAAGCAATGTAATCTGCATTGTCTTTTACACTTCCATATTTTAAATCGTCATCATACTGAGCATTATACTCATCCGTGCTCATTGGAGTCATAGTTCCTGATCCCGGATTCCAGTTTGCAATGATTGAAGCGTAAGCTTCTGCAATTTCCTTTACACTTTTGGATTGCTTTTCAACCACATTGCCGGCACGAATTGCTGCTGCTTCATACTTTAATAGTCCTTGTTGTGCATTTTCCCAATCAACTATTATTCCTTTAATTTCAGTACGTTGATCATCAGTTAAGCCATTTAATGCAGTAGCGATTGGAATATATTTCCTGTACTCTTCTGTAACTAATGCTGTTGCCTCAACTATGGCATTTTCTAATTCCGTTCGCTTCTCCTGACTATATAATCCTTTCTTGATATTTTCAGAGTTTCTACTGTACCATCTGTCATAATTCATTTGTGCAGTCTGGGCATTATTCAAATTATCCGCAGTGGCTTTATCCATTCTGCCAAGGTCTTCGAGAAATTGCTTTATTAACTTAGCTTCATCTAAGGTCAGATTATATCTTGTTTTGTATTTTTCTTCAATACCAGATAATGCATCATCGGCGGTTTGTTTTTGAAGCTTATATTCTTCTTCATATAAGGTTTTAAGTTCTTTTTCGATCTCAATAGCTCGTTCTCTTGTAATATTAGTGTCTCTGAGTTCATTTCTTAATTCGAGAACTTTGGTAGCATTTTTTGCGGATATTATTTCGAGGCCATTTCTTCTATCACCAAGATAGTCCAACATTACAGCATAATCCTGAGCGGCCTTATATGCATCCTTTAATGATACACTAAAGTCTAAGTTTGCAAGGTTTTCTGCTACTGCTGAAGCAACACCCTTTATACCGGCCATTTTCTTTTCGAAAAGGTCTGCTGTTGCTTGAGTGGAATCCATTACTTGTTTTAATGCTCCACCAATTCCAGCTACTCCAAGAGCGGCAACTAACCCAAGGGCTGCAGTTTTCATACCTTTGAATACTGCACCACCTGTTTTTTCAAATCTGTTTAACTTATTGGAAGCTTCATCGAGACCTTTTTTAAGCTCTGCTGCATTTGCTGATAGTTGTAATGTGAGGTCATATAGTGCGCGTTTTGCCATCTGATAATCATTATTTTAATATATATTTATGAAAAAAGGGAAGTCACCTCCCCTTATTCTTTTTCCAGTCGTTCCCAGTCTATATCTCCTGTGATTTCCTCTTTTATATCATTTTCCCAAGGGAACTTTATAAGCTTTCTAACATCCTGTATTTGATTCTGTGGCTTAAGATTGATGTTTATTAAGTGAACAGTTTGTAACCTCATTAATTCGGCAGCAAACTGTTGCTCAACCATCATCCTTTTATTACTGTCTATCAGTGCATAATGTAATTGTGCCGGAGTTAGTGAATAGAATTGCTCGCTTGAAATGTGCAAACGACTAATTGCAATACCACAAAGCTCGTTAAGACTTATTTTTTTTTATCACTATTGTCTGATGTCTTTGAAGTGCTCACTCCTTCATCTTCTTTGACCAAGAACTTAGGTACTACCTTCATAAACTGAATGAATACTTTGTCGTCTTGCATCAATAGCGGCATATCTTCTCTACGTATAGTGAAATCAGTTTTTGTTACCAAACAACCGTATTTAATACCGTAATAAAGAGTAGGTTCAATCAAGTATATCTTTTTAAGGAAAACTTGAGGATTGAATAATTCTTCATAACTAATATCACACTCCTGTTGGACAAACCCTAATACATAGAGATTGTAAATAAAGGGATACTTAACACCATCTATTTCAATATATTCAACCATAAAAGGAATTAAACCTTAGTTATCGGACCATTCCCTTTAAATGTTACCGAATAAGTAACTACACCATCAGCACCTGGATCATTTATACTGAGACTTGTTAAGTTTGCAGCACCCTGTAATCCTGCTTGTCCGGCAATTGAAGGCGAATAGAACTTAAGTAAGCAAGAAGGATCATTTACATTAAGGTACATATCAAGAAGATAATCAAATCCTCTTGAAGTATCTGCTGCTCTTGATCTCATTGCATCAACACTCATTGACCAATTTCTTGTTCCAACTACGTGAGTTTCCCATCCTTCGGTATCTTTATTGGTTGTAGGTATTTCTGCTCTTCCTAAATCAACTGTGCAAGTAGTTGAAAATGCCAATAGAGATGAATCTACGAACATTTTAACATCTTTTCCATTAATAAAACTTGGCATATTATTAAATTATTTTAATTTTTAATTGTTGTAAGTAATAGTAAATGAGGCAGTATAGAAATAAACTTCTTTCTCTTTGCTGAAATCCATACTATCATCATTTATATATATATCTCGTATTTTTTGTCCGTCATCATAAGCTGTAAAGTAGGGTACAAATACGTCTGAGATTGCTTTTAATCTATCCATCGACTTGCTTACAATTTGAACCTCAACGCTGTAATATGAAACTCCGAACCCTTCTTTAGTCCTGATGACATTGTCAAGACTGTAAGCAAAAACAATCCAATCTTTCGATGCGTCAAATATTACTGGAAGTTCCTCATATTTAATACCTCCTGTTATTAAGGCATTGACTGATGCATCACCTGTAATTGCTGTAATTAAATCATCTATAAATGCCATTCTACTTCACTTTTTTTAATTTCTTAAGGCGGCGTTCGATATTCTTGTTAATCTCATTTGCTAATTCGTCTTCAGTATATTTTACAACATCATCTATTTGTTCTTCGATGAATGGTCCAATTTCATTTTTGCCATTGATTTGACCTCTATTAGCACCCTTTTTCGTTGTTCTTAATTTGGTCCCTCTATCAGCCCATCTTAAATAGTATCCATCACTTGTGACTCCGGCCTGAATTCTTAATTTGTCACGATTATCATTTACAACTTCTATTGTACTTTCTGTTTTGGCAGAGTAATTTAATCTGGCTCTAAGTCCATCAGAAATGTATTTCTTACCAGCTTTTCTTAAGAAATTTCGGATGATATTAGCAGATAGCTTTGCCGGTAATTCATTAAGAGCTTTCTCAACATCACTTAATCCATTAATCTCAAATTTCTCATTACTCACCATACCAATGTTGACAAATTAGTTTCAATGCGTGCTTTCTTTCGACCTCTATGATTTCAATAATATTGTAATACATATTGTTGTATTTAACTCTATACTTGTTATTTATGAGTTTTGATTTGTTGTTGTATCGTATTGTGAATTCTGTTGTATAGAGTAAATCAGTACTTTCATTAAATTGAGTGGTAATAGACCTAACATATACATTGGCCCAGGTTGTCATATAAGGCTCATATGTTATCTCAGGAGATATTACAGAGGATTCTGTATTAGTTCCTTTTTCAATATCAATCTTTGTATTTAATGACAGTATCATATTACCAAGCTATCGTTCTATACGGCATAAGAAGTCTTATAATAACATCATCACGCTTAACGCTACCGAGAATATTACTTCCTCGATTTTCATATAAATCCCAACAAGAAATAAGTATTGCTGATTTTATTGGACCTGGACAACTTGCATCTGTAATTAAGACAGATGGGTCAATAAGATTATTGCAATATTGAGTAGCAGAAGGAATTAAAATTGATTCAATGTAACCATCTTTATCAAAGTCATCTGCATCTATTCCTAAGTGTTGTTTTACTTCATTTAATGATACTGGATAAGACATTCTACGCAAGTTATTTTAATAAAAGAGGGAGAAGATCCCCCCTCTTTATATTTATCTATCGATCAAAAATTAGATTGCGCAAGAAGCGTCTGACTTGAAGTACTTGAATGCATACTTGTTACGGATAACAGGCTTAGCAAACGTAAGAACAGTGACTTTAACTTTTGCAGCATTTGAAGTTGAATCAATAACAAGTTCAGGTTCACCCCAGATACCAACAACACCATATTGGTGATTTCCAAATACTGCTTGTTTTGCAGTAAGAGTATCAGTATTGATAGCAGGTCTACCAGCGATAGTGTTATTTAATGAATTCCAGCAGAATGAGATACCAGATGTAGAAGCAGCCTTTTGTTCAAGATATACTCTAACATCGTTACCAGTTACGAATGCTGATTGTCCGATATTATAATCAATCTTAGTAAGGTTCAACATATCACCGTAGGTTAATCCTGATGCTGTTGGAGCTACAGATACGTCAGTTGCAAGAATTGAAGTAAAGTAGTCAGCAGTGATTTTGCGCTCGTTAGCTAAAAGCATATCAGCAACAATACCATTATAGATTGCACTTGGATAATTAACAAGAGCCATCTTAGTAAATGATTGTTCACTTGAATATGTTGCAGGTTTAAGTTCGACGTTTGCAGGTGCTGCATTAGCAGTTGAAGGGTCACCTCCTTCAGTTGGCTTACTTGTATTAAGCTGTGCCATATAAGGAAGTTCGTGAGTTCCAGTAAGGCCAGTATAGAACTTAACACCAAGAGCGTTAAGAAGAGTAAAGTTGTCTCCAGTTACCATTGATAACGAATTCTCTACATTAACAGGAACAAGACCTGTTGCAGTTGTAGATAAAATAGGATCAGCACGGTAGAATAAGCTACGCTGATTCATAACTTCTGCAGGAATCTTAAGACCACCATTGTCGCCTAAGAATTCTCTTGAACGTGTTCCAGTTTTGATATATTCACGAAGTGCGGTATCAAATCTAGAAGCAACATTTGATTCTGCTTTTCTTTCTTCTTGTTCGATTGCTTTGCCTGCGAAGATTTTGTTCAATTCTTCCTGTGCTTTTGCTCTCTCAAGTTGTTCCTTAAGTGAAGTAACTTCTGCTTTAAGATTATCCCAAGCTCTTACTTCATCTTGATTCATTTCGTCCTTCTTTGAAAGAACGTCCATTTCTTCGATTTTTGAACGAAGTTTTGTTTCTAAAACATTGATGTTCATATTATTTGTTTAATTTTAGTTTTAATAATTCGATTTCTCGTTTATATTTCTCTGTACTATAAGTCTTCACGATTGGTTCCTCCTGAATAAATTCATCAATTCCCCTTACCACATTAACTTCTGTTTCTGGATAAGCAGGATGAGTAACAACTGATATGTCTACCAATCTTGAAATTCTCGATATCAGTCTAACGTTACCTCCATCAGCTGACCGTTTCCATTCTTGGCCTTCATTATCAAGTTGAAATGCGAATGAATTTGAAAAGACATCACCACGTTCCAACATTATATACAAATCTTTTGCACCACTTGTAGAATTAAGAAAAGCTCGGAACCAAAGACCTTTTTCATCATCTCTTAGTTCCAATGTCTTATTAGTTGTTCTTGCAAATACTTTATCCCAATCGTGATTGAATGTCAAATACACATCATTCTCAACGACTGATCTGAATGCACCATTTAAGAGTATTTCCTTGAATCTCTTACCCTTTTCAGAGATGTAATGGGATTCAACGTTGTACTTTGCTGCATAACCCTCAATTATCATTTTATCATCCTCAGAATAGGCTCTGATTTCAGATAATTCTGGCAGCATAAATCTCTTTTCTAAACTCATTTAATGTTTGTTATTTTATTATATATCTACTTTTCAAGCGTATTCGATTTCAACTTAGCTTGATATGCTTCTACAGACATAAATTGGTTGAGTAAAAAGTGGTTATCGCCACCTTCATAAGTAGGAAGATTCTCAAGTTGAGCGATTTTATTTGGAGTAATAGCGCCTAATCCAAGGAGGTTCTTATAGTTCTCTATTCTTGTTTTGCTATCTGTAATATGTAATGCTCCGGTTTCAAATTCAATACTATAACCTGTTTCAATTTCTTCACGAGTTAATAGCTTCTTTTCAAGCTCTCTTCGGTACATCACGATGACAGGACCAATAGTATTATTGACATAATCATCCTGCATTTCCTGAAGGTTGTTATACTTTGAGTACTCAATATTTCCAAGTTTGTGTTGGGGTATGCCATAGTAACTTGCAACCTGTCCGTTATTGAACTTTAAAGTGTCAATAAACTGAGCGTCTGCTAAATCAAGACTGAATCGACCTAAGTCTGTGAAAGGTGGAAGGACTACTGTTTTATTCGAGTTAAGTTCGCCGGCATATTTATCTTGAAATTCATCAAACTTGGATTGCATTTTCTTAGGATCGACCATATCAGGAATTGTGGTCTTAAGAAATGTCGTGCCCAAATATCCGTTTGTATATCCTTTATCTACTGCAGTTAAGCTCTTGTATGCTATGGATAGGTTAATAGCTAAGTCCTCTCTTGGTATTCTACCTGTCATACCATCCGAGGACACATTTTGAAAATGGAGTAGATCATCACCATTTACAATAACTGCTTCCTTGCTATCATCCTTAATTATTTTGTAATAGAGTTTCCTGTTTTCAACTACTGGTCCAAAGACATTATCATTTGGTATTATATCGAATGATTTGATCTTTCCCTTTTCACGATTTATATAGACATATGTGTTTCCCTCAAAATCTCTATTGAATTCAATTGCTGACCAGAATTTATATGAGTCTAAATACTCGTTTGGTTGATTGTGAATGAGATAGTATAATGGGTGATCTCTAACTATCTTTTTGTTGCCGTTTTCGTCTGTGTGATAAATCTTAATAGGCATTCTTGCCACATCTTGAGCAAGAATTTTTGAGCAAATAATCATTGCGGCAATCTTCTTGCCATCATCTGTATTAAAATCGATAAGAGCCGGATTTAATCTTATATCGTATAGACGTTCATATATGGATTTAGCATTCCCATATGTTACCTTGGGTGTTGTTCTCCAAGGAAGTATATTATCAAATATCGCCATTAGGTTATATTATTTTATTTTTAAGTTCCCAAATACCTATTAACATTATTGCCTTTATACTGTATGTATCCAGCAATTGCATTTAATAGTGATATTACGCCGTCAATGGCATCGGCACTTTCATTTTTATCTGGTTTCATATTCCCATTTTGGTCTTTCTTAATGACCAGATTTCTGAAGTTCCAAGCCATACATTTATTTTTATATATATTCATCTTAGATTGATATATCTGCTCTTCCAGATATCGTATGGCGCCATCAAAATTTTGAACGCCTGGGCGAATAGGAACACACCAATACCCTATTTCCCTTACATCACCCAATACTCTATCAAAATGCCAGGGATCGTAATAAAGTCCAACGACATTGTAGGTATTGTAAATGTCAGTTAGCTTGGACTTTAGCATTTCATAATCGATAACCGGAGTATCACAAGGAATTATATATCCTTCACTTACCCATCGATTAATGTCTATGTGTCCTTTTCTTAATGAATTATTTTCGTGGCGAACAAAGAAGAACCAAGTTTTTGCATAAAACTTATTCTCTCCTTCCCACAAACAAACCACTGATGTTAAGTCTTTTGTGGCAGATAAGTCCAATCCCACAAAACAGGGTAGTCCTTTAACAGTTTCTTCATCAAAATCAGTGAATATGTTCTCTAATGTATGAGAATCAAGCCATTGAACATTTTCTTCCAAGAACATATTAAGGCGCTTCGTAAGGAAATCATCCAGAGATGATTGGATGTTCTTAGAGGTATTGTAATCGTCCTTAAATAATCTATAATCCAATATGGTTCCTAAGCCCGGATTCGCTTTAATCCATACACTCTCATCATTAAAATCATCATTCTTATCCAGTTCATATAACATAAAGAAGAACCTATCATCTACCAATTCTCCTCTCAATACTTTTCGACCTGTTTCAACCAATTGAGTACAGAAGGAATCAACTCCATACCCACCAGTTGAGATTAAGAAAAGCATTGGATTGAGTTTAGTACCTAGGCCGTTTTTGATAACATTGAATTTATCGGCATCCTTGTATGTATGTATTTCATCAAGAATACAAGAGGTAGGGTTATAACCTTCCAATCTATCTGTATCCATTACAGTGGTTTGACACCATCCTAACTTAGATGGGTCCTTAAATTCCACTTTATTTGATCGTCTTGCTATTACTCGCTTATCAATAGCCGGTGACCATTTGATAATTTCTTGTAATGCAGCAAAGGATGTATCCTTAGCGTTCTTTTGCGATGCAGATATAAGTAATGATCGTGGAAATGATTGACCATCTGCCATCATAAAGTACAATTGCAGCGCACTTACAAATGTTGTCTTACCGTTCTTACGCCCTATGAATAGAAATGCATATAGGTATTTACGAACTTCTGTTCCTTTGAAGTACGGACCAAACAAGGCAAGAATCATAAATGCCTGGAACGGTTGAAGTATGAATTGCAGATTATCTCCTACATACAGGTAACTGAAGAACTTAAAGACTTTCTCAACTGCTTCTGCTCTGAACTCAATATCACTTCTCTCTAAGTCTCTTTCGTGTCGCTTAACAGCAAGTTTTATGTTCTCATTACAAATTATTGTTCCGTCTAATACACCATCGTAGTATGATCTTGCCGCTTCCCAACAATTATGGACAT